AAGCACGGGATCGAATGTGTCAATGTTTGATGAACCGCCCTGTGCCTGAATAGCATTCACAGGAATGTCACCTTCTAGTAGGTATTGATTGTGTGCACCAGAAACACGTAGCTCACGCTCTGTGTTTTCTAGCAACTGTGCTGTAACAGCACGACGATGAGCGTCCTTGATTGGAAGTAGGTCGTTGTGCTCAAGCACAGGTGCCCACTTCTTCTGAATTTCCTCAGCTAACATTAGTTTAACTCCCTTTCGGTTAATTAAGATTTATTATTTATAACAAATTACTTCTTAAGCGTTCTTGAAATAGCGCTAACGTAACGGCTCATCTCGCCAGTTACAGCAATTGCTGCAGATGAGTCGTCGCCATTATCAAACTCTTCGGTCAAGATATTTGAAGTTGCTGATTTCTTGCCTGAAAAATAATTTTCCTTGACAACTTCAAGCTTCTTCTTATATGCATCCATATCACCGCCAAACTCTAGGTTTTCGGCAATAGTGCGGAACTTTTCAACCTGAGTCAATGCAAGACCTTCTGAAACCTCGTCAAAGGTTTCCTGCATTGCATAATGAGCCAACGCTGATTCTAATTGAATCTTGTCGTTGAGTGACTCATTAAGACGTGCTTCAAGTTCCTCAACCTTTGTAGTTAGAGTCTCGAGAACGTCAACCTTGTCTGAAGGAATTTCTATGTAGTGCTCAGCGAATAGAGCCTTCATGCCTTCAATGAATTCTTCTGTCAATTCATTCTTCAATGAAGTTTCGATTGCGACTTCATTTTCCTTTAACCACTCTTGAGCGGTGAATGAAAGATACTGATCAACCTGTTCAGTCAATTCAGCTCTAATAGCTTCAACTTCTTCGTCAAGTGTTGCAGCGTAGTTTTGCTCGATTTCATCAACCTTTAGAGCAACTGCAGCTTCAAACAATGCTGATGCCTTTACGATAAAATCTTTTGAAACATCTTCACCGAACAATTGCTTTAGTTCAGAAGAATAATCTTCCTTCATTGATGATGCTGCTGCAGAACCCTTCATTGCTATCGACGCCTTATTCTTTAGTGACATATCGCCTGTTGGCTTTACGTTGTTTTCTGATGATGTTTCTTCTTCGCCCTGACCAGGCGCAATAGAAGCGATCTTTTGCATTGAGTCACCCTGCTTCTTTGAATTACCAGGTGCCTGTGCTACTGAACCGGTTGGATCAGCTGTCATAGACTGACCGGTAGCACCACCGCCAGTAACAACCTTCTCTACAAGGTCCTTTTCTTGTTTACTTAGCATTACTATGCTCCTTTTAATTTGACGTTTTAGTTATTTATAAATTTGTCAATTTAGAGATTACTTTGAAGTAAATACACTCAACATTTTCTCAAAAATTTCAAGTTTCTTTTCCTGTGTCAATTCTCTAGAAGCAACTGCATTATCAATCTGCTTTTTCGCTTCTTCAAGTTTTTGTGCTTTAAGAATTCCGTTATCCCAAATCCACTCGACACCTTCCATTATACCCTGAACAAATGCATCGGGTGCTGAAGGATCGGCGACAATATCAGCTGCGGTTGCAAGATAGAAATCGTCCTGAACTTCCATGATGCCGCTCTTGTTTTCTTTTAGTGAACCCATACCTCTAGATGATACACCTAGTTGACCACCTGACTCTATGATACCACGTGCAATATCACCCATGGGTGTATCAGCGACACGTGCTTTACCAACGAAGTTAGTTCCGTCACGCTTTAATTCTGTGATGATGTGAGAGACACGGTCAAGGTTTATTGCAGGACCATTTGGGTGACCTAACTCGCCAAAGGCGCGGCCTTTTTCAATAAGAGACTTTGAATAACGTAATACTTCTTTTTCAAGAATGTTTGTTGAATAACTTCTCTTGTTACGATTGACAATATCGCCTTGCATGAAGATACCTTCAATGTAAAGATTCTTCTTACCTGATTCTGTCTTCTCAGTGATATACTTTACATCTTCGATTGTTTCGCAAATGAGTTTCATTTGTGTTATCCTTATGCGTATGTACTATTCGTTGGTGACTTTGTTAACTCAATAACAACGAAACCTGTTTGTGATAAGTTTAAGTTTGCTACGAGTGTAGCAGTAGTATCTTTGTTCAGAGCGATACCATTACCTGCAAAGTCAAGATATCCTGTTGAGTCGGTAAACACTACTGAATTTGCTCCGCGCTTGATTTCCCAATACGCGCCATTACCACAACCAAACCATACTTGTGTGATTGTTGCTCCGGTCACTACTTCGTCACCTACAGCAATATCGCTAACTGATGAATTTCCTGCAACGTTGACTACTGCATTCGCAGTCAAATGAATGACGGCAGATAAACCTTTTTTATTGATCAAAACTGCCATCTAATTAAGCCTTCATAGGTGCTAGTGGTTGGTTCAACATTTCCTGCGACTCATTCTTGTTCGCCATGTCATGTTCAATGTCTTCTAATTGACGAGCAAGAGACTTCATGTCATATGCGTGCCAAGACATTGCACTGATCTTTGAGCAAAGTTTTTTGTGCTTGTCTAAGTGCTTCATCATTGAGTTCAATGACTTCATTGCTTTTGTATGATGAGCGTCGTATTGTGACTGTGCAACTGACTCATTTAGATAGTCAACTTCCTCCATAGCCATCTTGCGAATCTTTGAGAAGTAAACGGTTTCACCCTTTTCAGACCCATACTGCTTTTTCATTGCAGCCTTCATGCCTGACTTGTCATACTTTGACTTAAGTTTCTTTTCCTTTGCCTTGTTGGCAGCAGTCATTGTCGCTTCGTAAACTTTTTCATCGTCGCCAGGATTGTACCCATGACCTTCCTTGTTACGATCAATCTTCTTTACGTTTGTTGCCTGAAAAACATCATCGTCGTTTCCGTTACGATCTTTTGTCTTTGCAGTGATATGCTTGTCCTTGAAGCGCTTTTCGTCGGGTGATTTAGGCTCGTAGACCTCTAGTATTTCTTTAAGCGTTTTCGCCATTGTCTTCTTCCTCTGAATCTAAATTATCGTCTTCAAGATCGTCATCTAAATCTGTATCGTCTAAATCTTCTAGATCGTTTAACAACTCTTCAAGCTCTTCGTCAGAAATGTCAAGATCGAAATCGTCATCTGATTCTTCTTCGCCTTCAATGTCTTCATCATCTTCGATTTCATCGTCTTCAATTTCTGCCATATCTTCTTCATCAGGAGCATCATTGTCACTCTCAACGCCAAACATACTCTTTGCAATTTCAATTTTCTTGTCAGTAATTTCAGCATGAACTTTTGCAAGCATCAAATTGTCAAGAGCAGATTTAATCTCTAATGGATTTTGCAGTGCTGCAAAATCAATAATGTCGCTAGTTGCATATTTATTTTCATCACTCATTTCATTCTCCTTTATTGTCCAAATCCTGTTTGAGGTCGTGGTGGTTGCCCTTCTTGTTGTTGAAATCCTGCACCTCCACCTCCCGTATCATCAGACATAGCTGATTGGTATTGCGGATTAGTTGACTCTTGTGTAATCTGGGCATCAATCTCTTCAATGTTATTATCAGTTTGCTTAAGTACGTTCTTACGAATCCATTCATGTGAATAATATTTACCTGCATAAGGTACGATGTTATTCAAACTGTTAATTCTGTCATTGAGCATCTCTGTTTCTTTTAGTTCAGAGAAGAAAGTATCTCTTGCATACTTGAACTTGATTTTCTTTGAAAGCACATCCCAATCTTCTGGTGTCATGATCTTCTTCATGACTAATTGCTTTTCAAGTGCAAATAAAAATAGTTGAGAAAATCTTTGACGCAGACGATCTATGAAACGCTGAAACTTTACTTCCTCACGAGTAATCTCTGCCGCTCTTCCTAATGAATAAGTAGTTTCAGGTTCGAGACGTGAAAACGGAACGTTAAGAGACTTGAATAATTTGCGCTGAAAATATTTAACGTCTTCCATTTCGCCAAGGTTCTGTCCGCCAGGCAAGGTTGTAATTTCTGTTCCACGACCACCTTCACGGCGTGGCAACCAATAGTTTTCTAACATAGTCATAAACTTACGGTCGTCCTTAATCTCACCTGTGTTTGCGTCATACACTAATTTGTTCTTGTAGCGCATCATCATGTCACGCAGATACTGTTCTGCTTTGACTTTAGGTAGGTTGCCTACATCTACGTAGAATACTAAACGTTCAGGAGCACGTGAAAGACGATAGATGATAGAAGCGTCTTCTAAAGCACGTAACTGATTTAATGGCTTTATTGCTTTGTGTAGATGAGACAACACCATTGTGCCATCACGATCTGTTAGGCCACTACTTACATGAACGATTGAATCTTTTGCAATTCTCAATCCTGAGGTTCCGCCCATTGCAGCCTGTGCACCAGCACGTGCTTGAAAACCTCTTTCATTGTAGATAAAATATTCGGCGTTTGTTTTTTGAACAGTTGCGGCGTTAGGATCCGCTTTGTTTCTTCTCTTGATTACTTCTCGTACCTTGCGAATTTTACGAGGATCAATGTAACGTAGTTCTTTGATACCCTGATCAATTTTTTGTTCATCAATTATGATGTGAAAGTATAATCTTCCATCAATGTACCAACGTCTAAAAATATCATACGAGTAAACATTAAAATCTAATAGATCAAGTACGGTATCGAATTCTGTTGAGATAGCTTTTTTGATATTGTTTGCAATCTTGAGATCGTCTAAAACTAATTCAACTGTCTTAAGATTTTCTTCATTGACTATAGAATCATTCACTATGTCATCAATTGCAGAATCAATTTCTGCTTGTTGTGCCATCTCACGGTATCGTGAAACTAGTTCTGCTTCGGTGCGTACTGTTCCGTCTAAGTCAACATATGTGCCATACTGGCCGCCTGCAGCAACAACGATAGCTCCATCATCCTTATACTCAGGTGTAAAGGATGGGAGTTCTTTTTCTTCCTTACGTTTAATTTCGAAACCGAATAAAGCGACCATTTATTTTCCTTCATGATAATAAGGGGCTACCTTTGTAGATAGCCCCTCATATAAACACAATATAATTAGTTCATACCAGAGGCAGATTCAAATCTTATTCTGGTAGTACTACCGGATAATTTTGACCACCACCAAAAAATTCTGGTTCCCAATAGTCATATGCAAATGTAACATCAAACGTTTGAATTGAATTTGTATTGTCCCAATCAAGAGCGATAGCGTCAATAGTTGTTGGGAAGAGACCTACAAATTTATACGAACGAATGACACCACCATCTCTCTGATTTATTGAGTCACGACCTGCTTTACCGTACTGATAAACAGAAGCGTCAACTTTATAGTTAGTGGGCTCAGGTCCTCTGTTAGCACGGTTTGATACAAGTGCATTGATCTTATTTGACCATGCTTCAAACATTGAACGAAGTTGGAAATCTTCATCATTCATGACTGTGATTGTCCAATCCGCAAACGTTCTGTCACCAGCTACCTTGATTTTACGACCGAAATATGGAACTTCAACTGGGTCAACGGTCATTGCAGGAATTTGTGCAGCACGAGCAAGGAAACTTAATTTTGCTGCTTCGCCCCCTCCTCCAACATCTGCTGGTAAGTTAGGCATTGAAACTTCGAATAGTGAAGAGCGTGCTCCTCCATACTGTAATCCAGCTGCTCTGAAATCATTAATATTAAATGGCATTGTTATCTCCTATCTTTTTCTTTTATTTATTAGAATTGTCCAACGACTTCGGAGAATGACACACCAGTTCTAACTGCAACGAAATTCAACTGAATGAAGTTGATTGAGCGTGCAGGCTTGATATAGATGTCACCTACAAACTCGTTACGATCAATAACTTCAGCTGTGTTATTTGACTCATCGCAGACAACCAAGAAATCAGTGATACCGCGGCGACCTTGGACATCACGAAGATAAGGGATTACAAGATTCTTGAACTGTGCTCTTGTGAAAGCATCGTTGAACTCAAATAGTGTAAACTTAGATGCTGTTGCAATTGCCTTTTCAAGGACAATGAATAGACGTCTAACGTTAATACGATCAAACGCAGAAGGCTTTGCTAGCAAGGTCTTATCACCGAATAGAACTGTTCCTTGACCTGGGAATGTTACTACTGGGTTGATACCTGACTTGTAAAGTGTATCACGATCTGCTTTGCGTGGATTGTATGCGAGACGAACAATGTTCTTGATCTGCCCACGATTGAATCCAGCAGGTGACCACCATGGGTCATTTGTATTGTCAGTGCGTACACATAGACCTGCAACATCACCGTTTAGCGGCACCCAACGGTAGATGTCATTGTAGCGGTCATACATGTATTTATAACCAGAGTCAATCACTGCGTAAGATGTTGAGCGTAGGTTGTTACGGAATGAGACGATTGAGTCCGCTTCCTGACCTATATTGTTTACCACATTACCTTTCTGTGGAGACACGAATACAACGCAATCCTTACGTGATTCTGCGATATTATCTATTAGATAATTTGCAAGCTGTACTGAGTTTGACTTACCTGTTAGCACCAATGAGATGTCAACATCTTCTGCAGATGCAAACATATCATAAGCAGATGCGAGGTTTGTCATTCCGATGTTTGACTCGTCTGCGCCATCCTTACCCAACTTGAATGGGAATGATTGAATGTCAAGTGTTGAGTTTGTTAGATTCTGTGCGTTCGCAACACCAGCACCACTCAATGCACGAACTGAGTAGATATACTGTGAAGCATCGTTGATAATATTCTTGAAGTAGTTTGTACCACCATCAATTGTCTTTGCATCGGTGGCACGTGAAACACCTTCATATACTTCTAGGATAGTTCCAGGAACACCGGTGAACTTACCGCCGTCATCAACCACGATAATGTGCATTTCGTCTGAGGTAACTGAACTATTGCCAAAATTTAGCTGATAATCTGACTGGCCAGGAGCAGCGTCAACGGCGTTGAAAAATTCCCAGTAACGAGCAAATGTGTTTGAAGATCCTGAGTTACTTGTGTAGGTAACATTTGATGAAAGCTTAAACTCTTCATCAAATGTGATAGCTAATGTTGCAGTTGCTTCTGTTGTGTTACCGCTTACAGCTGGTGTGCCCAATGCAGCGATCTTAAGATACTGAGTTCCAATTAGTGTGTTACCCAACTCTAGCTTATCAGTTACATTCAATAGATTATATAGAGCCCAAATTGTTGTGTTTGCTACAGTATTTGATGAACCATAATTCGTAGAAGCAATACTTACTGTCACTGTTGCTGTGTTTGAATTTACAACAATAGGCAATGATGTAGTATGAGTTGTTGTGGCGTTTGAAACATAGAATGTGCTATTACCTAGGTTGATGTTTGAGACATAACCTGATGAGTTACCACAAACGGAAATACGTAGTGAGTTTCCGATTTCTCCTGGATAACGAGCTGCAAAGTATACATCACTGTCAAAACTTGCTTCCGTCATTGTTAGGAATTGAGCTTCGTTCTTTACGATTTGATCAGCAATAACTCCAACTGTTCCTGTGTTTGCAACTGCAGTAAATGTGGTGTTTGTTACAAACTGAATTGTTCCGCCTCCAAGACCTGCTTGTGCAGCAGACGCAGTTGACAAGGTAACAGCGGTTGAGTTAGTAACAGAACCGATTGTTGTACCAGGAATGATTGCGTCAGTGACTGTTGCATTTGATGATGAAATTACAGCCATGCCTGCAGCCAAGTTAGTTGTTGATGAAACGATAACTATTGCGTTTCCTAACTCTACAGTTGCCGAGGTAACGGTAGGTGATGAACCTACTGTATTTGCTGCTCTTGAAACGTGTAGACGGTTTCCGTAGCCTAAAAAGCTAGCTGCAGTTAACCATGTTTCTGCGTTTAGATTTGTTGGCTTACCAAAACGTGTTGCTAGTGCTGATTCTGAATCTACTAGTACACGCTGTTCAATTGGACCCCAACGAAATACACCAGCGACAGCACCGTCAGTGGTTGCTACTGCTGGAACAATTGTTGTTAAGTCAATTTCGCTGACATTAACACCAGGACTTAGTTGAAATGGCATGTGGTTACTCCTTTTTCAAAGGTTTTATTATTACGAGAATTGTTTAGATTATTTATGAATAGATGTGTTTTAATCCCACCCGAAGAAAGGAACGTCTTTAGGAATTGACCCCAACTCATTAACTAATTCTTCTTCATTTCCATAATCTGTAAACCCAAACGGGAGTAAGTCATTCATTAATTCTTCTTCAGATTTTTCTCTTAATTTTGACAACGTATTAATGTCAGTCATTTCTTTAAAATATGCTTGATCTGATAACCAAGCAAACAGAACCAACGGCATGACTAGATCGTCATGGTTCCCAGGTTCCGCTTCATATGAATTTCCTTTCTTGGAGAAAGTCGTAAATTCAGAAATCGTATCAAAGTCACATACGATCAATTGATTCTGTTCTACTAGCAATTTGAGTATGGAACATCCAACAGATTTAACTGTTTTGGTTGTTCGAACACCTCTTTCAGTATTACCTTCACCAAATCCTGCAGTGACTACTTTACCAGCACGGCCTGCATTCATTGTATAAAGTATTTGTTCATACTCAAAATCATAGTGAATAGAGTCTACTACCTGACCACCAATGTCATTCGACTCTACGAGAACGTAGCAGTTGTTGTATGCTCTGCATGTTCTATATATTGTTTCGGAATATTCTATAGGAGAGATTGCATTGTTTCGAAATGTGCAAACTTGCCTATAGGGCATCTGCGTAACATCAAGTATATGAAACGCAGAATAATCTAATCCTTTGCCGTGTGAAACGTCAGCTATACAGACATAAATTTTACCGGGCATCGGTTTTTCATATTGGAACATTCCGTTCTTTGCCGTGAGAGCTGGCTTCGGAACGAGTTCTTTTAGTTTCCAACCCGCGATAAGTGTACCAGAAGATCCAAGGAATTCTACTTCATGTTCCTGTGAAAACTTGTCATAGTCAAATGACATTGCAGCAAGTGTTGCAGCTTTCCACTCATCGTCGCGCCCTGGAACCTCATGCCACTTCACTTCGATAGGGTTATATTCATTCTTTCTTTGTTTAGCGTAGTCCCATATCTTATAGAAGTGGTTCAATCCATTTGGCGTTGAAACAAGAACAACCTTTGTGCTTTCACCAGAAGAAATTGTTGGGAAGGTAGACGTGAAGAACTCGTCCCAGTTTTCAATGAATGCTGCCTCGTCAATGAATAGAAGGTTGATTGCGAAACCACGAATAGAATCTGTAGATGTCGCTGCAGCGATGACACGTGACTGATTTTCTAATACGAAAGAACCTTTGTTCCATTCAACCACACCTTGCTGCAACCACTTGGGAAGGTGCTGATAAGCAAGTTGCACTTTGCCTAAAATTTCTCTAGCAGTGTCGCCCTTGTTTGCGAGCAATGCTACAGTTTTTTCTGAATTAAAAAGAATATACCAAAGTATGAATCCGCAGGTTGTGGTTGACTTGCCAATCTGGCGAGCGGTCGCAATAATCGTATAGCGATTCTCGTGCATAGAAGTCATCATTGTTTTTTGGTAATCATACAGATTGAAGTTGACAAGACCCTGATCTACGTGTATAATACGCATGTACGTTTCACAAAAGTATATTGGGTCTCTAGCACACTTTATATACTCTGCGATGAGTTCAGGTGTCCAATCGACTCCTACACCCGTTTTTTTGAGATTTGCGTTGCCGTTATAACCTCTAAAGTTTGTGTAATTAACTTCCTGATCCACCATTCTTCATACCTGAAATAAATTTCTGTAATTCTGCTGTGCTACCTACAAATAGATTGTTCTGTACTTTATTAGAACCCATACTATCAATAGGTGCATCAGACATTTTTTGAATCTCAACTTTTGTTTTCTTGAGATGCATAAGATCTTTGTTTGCTTCAACCATCGTCTTGACAAGGTTGGTTAGAACTTCGTATGCCCTAGGATGTTGTGATTGTGCAGCAACTTGTGCTAATTCATCTAATGCATTTGCACCAGTTTCAATGACTCTATAGATGTTTTGTCTTGCGTATTCGTAGTCATTGTTTTCTTCAACCTTAGGTGCTTCTGCTAGGGCAGGATGTGTCAGCGGCGCAAGGTCAAGCGCTTCTGCAATCGTATCATTGTTCGAATCCATAATTACTCCGATAATATAATGCCAGAGATGTTGGTGATAAATCCAAAATCATCGTCTGCTTCAATAAGACTTCTATTAATAGATATGCTAGCATTTGAGGTCGGATTGCCGTTGGCGTCCAATCCTGGTGCAACAGTGACTCGATCATTTGGTGATGTATTGCCAACCGCCGTTCTCAAATCATCAACGGTAGGAATATAGAAAGATGTGTTTGCAAATTTGATGACTGCTGATTTCTTGATAGGTCCGTAGATATAACCTTTGAGGGTAAAATTCAATGTCCAAATAAGAGCTCTTCTTGCTTTGAAGTCCCCCTCATACGTATCCTCAATTGAAATGTTATTTAATGTGATTGGTATATCCATAGACACATTCATCTCAGGTATCAGATTGACTGTTGATGTCCAGTCAGGTGTAAAGAACGGCAATATCTGTTCGATTATTTTTGTTGCATCTTCTGCGTTTTTCACGTAGACGTATAGTGTGAAATCAAAGTTGTACGGAACAGGGTTATACTGATACTTTAGCTTATTGGTATTAGAATCTTTGACCGCGATCTTGCCTAGTGTGTTTAGTTTTCTGCTACCATCATAACTGACGCTTGCCATCTCGAAAGACATGCGAGGTAATAGAACTGCAGTTTCTCTATCAATGTTTGGGTCATTCTCAAAGCGAGTCAACATCTTTTCTTTAGGTGCATATGACAACGGAACTTTCAACAGATGAGTTGTATCACCTGCTGCATTGTTTCTAGTGATATGAATATCATTGAATAGCGTTCCGAAGAGTATAACATACTTTCTTATCGTGCTAAAATACCAAGTGTGACCAAACATTAATAGGTTCCATTCTCAGAAAATGGATCACGCTCAGTGAAATCGAGGAATCCATTTGCTTCTGTTTCGATGCTGTCATTATCTGAGAACGGATCTATCGTTTCTACCTTGTATGTTTCAAGAACTAAGTAGTCACCATTTTCAGTCGCTATAGAAAAATTATCTTGTGTAAGCAATGAATAGTCGAATATATTCATTGACAACTTATCCTGAATGTCATCAATTTCAGGTATACCTGTATTGAACTGTTCGCCGCTATACTCAAATAACTCACATGTTAGTTCGTATGTCTGTAACGCGCCTAATGGATAATAGATAGGCTTGTTATCTGTATACTTAATTTGAAATAGTTTTTTGTTTAGTGGGAAGTAAATTAGATCACCTTCACGAGGGCGTCCAAAGGTTCCGTTCTGATCAACTTCTTCTTCGAAGATTCTTTTTGCTATGACAAACGTAACTTGGTCACGAATTTCTAAACCAAACTTAGACATGAAGTTTCCATCGCCGCCAAACCCGTCAACGTTCTTGATATAGAACTCTACGAGTGTAGCGTTTTCATAAGTCGTGATAGAATCTTCGCCGTAGATCTTATCTTTGTTATTGAGTGTGCGAGGAACATAATACATATTTTCCCCGTATATACGGATTGATTCTATGATTAGGTCTTCTAGAAGTCCTTGTTCCATTGAAGATGAAAAATTATTGAAGTAAAAAGAAACGGCCATTATACACTATCTTTCTTCTTATCCCAATATGCTTTTCTAGCAATGGACATTTTTTCTTTTGTTTCTTGTGAAAATTGCTTGCCATAGTTTGGATTCTTCGCACCTGACATTCTTTTAGAGTGTTCGTTCTTTACTTCTTCTGAATGCCTTTTGCCATACATCGGATTCTTTTCAGGATCAAACCACCCTTTTTTTCTCTTTGTTTTAACAGATTTCTTTATAGCTTCATTAGATATATTAAAGTTGCTAGCACCATTGTGTAGGTTGTAGAAGGTGTCATCCTTTGATGCATTTGCTGCTTTTAAGATCTTAAACTCTAAATCTCTAATATCATTATATCTACCTGACGCAACTATTTGTCTACTAAAATCTTTTGGGCGATTGCTATACTCTTCAAGCATGATTTTACTTGAACATATATACCCATCATCAATAGATCCTTTATGTGATCCAACATATAGCTTATTTGTTTTATGATCTGTCCAGCAATACACAAATGCTTCCATACAATTCATCCTATCATATCAGAAACTGGAAGAGAATACGATACTATCATTTCCTTTTCTAGATTGGCTATCTCTTCTATAGCCTCGTCGTATATCTTTTGACCGTTGAATGTCAAACCACCAGGCATTTGCATACCTTCAAACTTCTTAAGATTATTACCCCATTGGCGCTTAATCAAAGCTGTTGCATATTGCGCTAACCAGCGGTCATGCCATACGTCTGTATATGTATCAGGATCTACAACCTGATATGCTTCTACGAGTAGAAACTGTCCTACGTCCATGATATTCCAATCCATGTCAACGTGTAGAATGTTTCTATGGCGGTTATATCGTATAGGTTTCATACCTACAAGGATTTCTTCGATAACACGAATATGCTGCATGGCCATGTAGTATGGCACAAGGCTAACATTCGTTAATGTGTACAGATCGTTTAGCGCTATCTGGTAACGAATGTTGAATAGATTGTTAGTGTTTAGAGCATCTCCGGGACTAAAAATATTGACGACACCGATAATATTGTCAGGTAGTGTAATATACTTGTTTGTAATATCTGTACTAGTTACAGGGTGCTTATAATAGATTTTTTCGGTGCCGTCAAAGTGGTAGTCCCAATAGTAGGCCAATGCTTCATCAATACGATCATCAACCTGATCATCATCTACATTTATTTCTATAACAGGCTTACCGAGACGGCGAAGGCAGTACTCTTTAAACCCTGCTCTAGTTGTTGCGTTAGCCATTTTACTCTCCGTTTTATTTAGTATTTATTACGGAGGGATTATTACTTCTTCTTACTAGAAACCGTCACGTTAACTGATGGGTGCTGCATACGATCTTGTTTTTCCATCATACGACTACCAAACCAAAAAGCAATAATTGTAGAGAAAAGCGCCATAGTTTCTACATCCCATACAGCATCTAGCATTGCAGGCACAGACTGACCAGTTGAAAGCATTACGTATGCAGCTGCAATTTTTACAGCACAAAATAAAAAGAAGAAAGTATACGTAATTACTGGGCGAATAGAAGCGCGTAATGCGTTAATAAACCATCCGCCATCAAGAGACTTATCATGATCAAGAGCAGATTGTCGGGAGACAGCGTCATTCTTAACCATCTCAATATTGAAATTGAGATCGGCTTGGCGTTCTGCTGCGTCAAGTTTAATTTTTGTAAGTTCAATTTCATACTTTATCTCCTGCTTACGCTCAAATATTCTCACAATAGAGGGTAGCAAACTGCCCAAAATACCAAAGAGTGGTGATAATAATGCTAGCATGATTTACCTCATTTGCTCGGTGTTTTTGAAATAGTGGATGATTCTTTCGTAAGTTCACCGCCTTCTAAAATTCTTGTAATTTTCTCTTGTCCACGAGTCCATGCTGCAACACCAATGATTGCCGCCATAGCAAGATGATAAAACCCGCCTTCTTTCAGCGTAATGGGATTCCATTGCTGTTGTGAGAAATACATGTATGCTGCTGGGAAAATGATGAAGTCAAAAATACAGACAGCAAGATACTGCCATGCAATTGCAGGTCTCCAATAAGATTTTAACCAACTTTCTTCGTTCATATTAACCTCGCAAATTGCCAGTGCATTCCGTCACAACGGCGCTCGTCTAGTGTATCTTTGTTTCCATTCCAATCACCACCCCATACTGCACCCGTCTTTGCCCAAGCATCAAGCACTTCAGGAAACTGTGCAAAGCGCGGAGTTCTATCACCTAACCCATTGTTGACAGGATCAAGGTCGATAGCGCATCCCCAAGAATGCATTGACAGATTATTTCCGCCACGCATTAGTCGATAGTTATATACGCCGCCAAAAGTTGTTACACCCCAATGATCGAGTGTTTTTAGATTACCTTTAGCTGCATTGTTCAAATTGTTGAACGCATCATGAAATCCAACTAAACAATTTTTGTTGACTCTAAAGCGTGTTACTCTTTGACCCGCAAATGACATACGAAACGGAGGTGTGAAGAACACTAAGTATTCAGATTCCCACTTCGCTGATGGTTGTGTAGAATTTTTCCCGCGAGGGTTTCCGTAAAAAGAATCGCAATCTTTCTGAAGTGGCCATATTGTCATATCATGAGCTTCATTATGGTGTCAGTGTCAATCTGTCCTGTTACGTTTAACTTATTTAACATTTGAAAGTCCTTAACAGC